GAACTGCGCCGTCACCGCTCCGATGTCCGAGTTCGCGAACAGGTTGAAGTGGACGTAGACGGCACCAGCCGGAGCGGTGGCCGCGCAAGACACCTTCGCCCAGGCGGACGGCAGCGAGGCCGGAGCGGTAACGAAGCCAGTCCCGCCAGGCTGGCCCGCGAGCGGATGCTTGTCCTGGTCGAGGAACCAGATATGCACGCCGGCCGGTTCGCCCGTGGTCCCAACCGTGAAGCGCACCTGCGCCTCGATGTAGAACGACTCGCCCGGCGAGCACGGAACGTTGAAGCCGAGATACGACTGCACGCTGGGATGGTCGGTGTTCGGGCCAGGACCGCCCGCGATCATCCGGTCGCCGAGAGCTTGCTGTCCGCCCGAGGCTGCGGAGAGCTGCCGCACCATGCTGCCGGACACCGCGCCAGTAACCTGTGCGCGCCCGACCCATTCCGGACTCGTCAGGTCCGCGCCGTCGGGCGGGTCGATCTCCGAATTGAAATTCGGCCAGATGTTATCGACGGCGCCGCCGCGGGTGGTGGACGAGTTCGTGAGTGTCCCGATCGGCACCTGGCCCGGGAGCACCGGGGAGCGCGACGCAGGAGTCGCCTGGTTCGGCTTGTACCCGTCCCCCGCCTGCGGCGTGTAGGCGGCGGCGGCGTGCACGAGGCCAGGCCAGTCCTCCGCGGTGACGGTGATGTCGCCCGCCTGCGCATCGTCCTCGGCGATCTGGGTGACCCGCATCTGGACGTTCACGAGTCCCATCACCGGGTCGGAGACGGTGAGCAGGTCGGTCGGCTCGAGGAGGAGGAGCCGCGCGTGCAGCTTCAGCGTGAACGTGCGGGTGACGTTCAAGCTCCGCTGCGCCCGGATCCGGGAGAGCATGACGGCGCTCTCGGGGGCGATGACCTGCGGCAGCGAGAAGGTCTGTGCGCGACGGAGGCCGCGGAGCTCGACGTCCGCCATGTCCGGATCGTCGACGATGGTCCGGACGTAGTCGCCGCCGCGGTCGATGTACTCGATTGGGCAGGAGTTGTAGCGGTCGATCGGCGGGGTCCGCTGGATCTGGATCGGCTCCAGGAGGTCGTCCGGCCCGATGGCCGTGGCGGTCGCGTTGGGTGTGAAGGTGACGCCGTTCGCGGTGAGGGCCTGGTCGCCTCGCGGAACGAACTTGAGCATGAAGCCCAGGCCGTCCGTCCGGTTCGTCTGGATGGCGTCGGAGTTCGTCGCGTCGAGGAGCAGCCCGAGGAGCGTGAGCACGTCCGTTTGCGTGTCGATGACCCAGGAGAGATTCAGCCCGTAGGCCGTGCAGTAGTTCCGCCAACTCGACGGGTCCGAGCTCCCGGTCGAGACCGCATCGACGCGCGCGGAAGGCCAGAGCACGCCGCGGCGCGCGTGCGTGAGCATGTCGATGGCGATGTCGGCCGGGCTCGCGTCGACGTGGGTCGCGTCCGCGAAGATGGCCAGGAGCTCGAGCGAGACGGTCGGCGCGGTCGCATCCGCCCCGGCGCTCCCGTAGATGAAGAGCACGACCGTGTTCGAGTAGTAGTCGAGCAGCGGATCGAGTGGGGGCACCGCGACGAACCAGGACGGCCTGGTGACGCCGGTCGGCGTTCCCAGGAAGAGCTGCGCGTTCTGGGAGAGCGCGACGAGTTCGGTGAACGAGCTGAAAGCGCGCGTGTCCTGCCAGACCTTCGCGACGCCGTAGATCTGGCCCTCGCAATAGCCGAGCACCATCCCCGTGTAGACGCCAGGAGCGACGTATTTCCAATGTACGGTGCCGTCGACGATGTCGGTTCCGGTCCCTGACGGGCCCTGCCCAAGCGCGCCGGTCGTGGAGCTGTGGCCAGGGACTACAACCGTGTAATTCCCGCCGTACGAGCGGACCGTGTAGCCCTCGACGAGGTAGTCGGTGTCCTTGGTCCAGTACGGGAACGTGCTCGTGACGGTGATGCTGTCGTAGCGCTCGAGGATGTTCGGCGCGACGCGGACCGTGCCGTAGGCGAGGGGCAGCGGCTTCCCGCGCTCGCTCGACATGAAGACGCGGTCGGTACCGTTCTGCGACGTGCCGCCGCCGGTGTTCTGGTGCGGCTGCGTCGGCTTTGGCCTCGGGGTCGGAGGCGGGTTGTCAGGGGCGCCCGGATCTCCTCCTGGCTCTACTCGGCGGGCCATCTATTCGGTCGCTTCCGTCGAGGGGATATGCGGGAAGCCGCGGAAGTTGACGAGGTTCCCGAACTTCGTATTGCAGTCGGCCTTCGTCCTCGCGCAGCCCGGATAGACCGTGAAGGCGTCGCCAGCGATCGGCGGTGTCGGCAAGGGCAGGGCCAGCGTGAAGGTGGAGCCGTTCCAGGACTTCACCGCGCGGCGGATTCCGACGTTCACGCCGTTCGTGAAGGCGAGGACCCCGAGGTTGAAATACCCAGCCGCTTTCGAGGTGAGCGCGGTCGTCGTCGTCGGGATGCTGGTCGTCGTCGGCGAGCCGGATACCGAGCCAGCGAGCGTGAAGGCACCTCGGGAGAGGCCGCAATTCGGGTCATAGACCGCGTGCATGCAGGCGGGGCCGAAGACGAACTTAGGGAGCATCACGGTCGAGAGCTGTTCCAGGTCCGTGCGCGCGCTCAGGCGGACCTGGGTAGGTGACGGGTCCACGCCGGCGACCCGGCCCTCGTACCAGGCCATGATCGGGCCGAGCGACGTATCGCCGGGGAACGCGCCGACGAGGTGGTCGATCTGCAACCGCGCCTCGTCGAAGAGCCCGTTCGCGGCCAGGAGCGCGAGGCTCGTTCCGTTGCTGATCGTCGTCACGCCGAGCTTCAGGGTGCCGGCGAGGTAGACGTCGAGCGTGTCGATCTCGAGCCGGGACGTCTGCCGCAGGTTCCCGCGCGAAAGGACCGCGCCGTTCGCAAGCCAGGTATTGCCGCCGACGGTGAGGTTGTAGTCGCAGCTCGTCCAGCGGTACGTCGAGCTGTCGAGGAGCGTGAAGGTGAAGAGGTCCGCCCGCCAGACGAAGTCGGGCTTCGTCGCGAGGAAGGCGAGGACCGGGGCGGGAGCGGCTTTCACCCGGCGATCTCGGCGAGCTCGATGCGGGCCACCCAGTTGATCGTCGTCGCTGCCGCGCCGGTCCCGGTCAAGCTCAGAGCCTTGTTCGTGTTGTCGGCCGCAGCGCCTGCGTCCCACGCGCTCGCGCCCGCGTCCTTGCCGAGGATCGTCTTCGTCACCGTGCCGACCAGGGCGACCGTTCCGGCGTCGTTCTTGAGCACGCCTTCGAGCTTCCAGGCCGCCGACGTCGTGCCGCCCACCTGCCGGGCCGTCACGAGGATGGAGAATGCCCAGGAGGTATTCGACGGGATGGTGAGCCGCGCGGTGGCCGCGCCGAGCCGCAATTCCGTGGCGGTGGCGTTCGTCGTCTGCCGCCGCGCGACGATGGTGCTCGTCTGGTTGTCACCGAGGGCCGCGATCTGCTCGCCGCCGATGACGTCGGAGAACGACAGCGCCGCGAGAGCGTGCTTCCCCTTCGCGTTCGCGTAGTCGGCCGTGATGCTGTTGGAGAATCCGACGACGGAGCCGTACGCGCCCGTCGATGAATTCTGCCGCCCAGCCGCGAACGAGTAGCCGGTCGAGCTGGTGAGCGAGTTCGTGAAGCCGACCGCTGCCGAGAATGGCGCGCTGACAGTCTGCGTGTTCCCGGCCGCGAACGAGTCCGCCCCGCTCACCGTGCTGTTGCGACCGACCGCCGACGAGCCGTTCCCGGAGACGGTGAGGTTCGTGCCGCCCAGCGCCGCCGCGAACGCGCCCGAGACGCTGTGCGTGCTCCCGATGGCGGTTCCAGGCCCCGTGCCGCTGACGAGGTTGCCGAAGCCCGCGATGAACGTGCCCGAGCCGCCAGCCGCGTCCTCGTTGGACGAGCCGCCGAAGATTCCGCCGTACGTGCCCGAGCCAGAGTTGCGATTGTAGCTGCCGCCGACGATGGTGCAGTGGTTCCCGGTGCCGACCACCCGATGATGCGCGCCCTCGACGCACTGCCGGACGCCCTGCGAGATCACGTCGTCGTAGCCGCCTAAGATGGTGCTGTAGTCGCAGCCAGAGCCGGCGACCGGCGTCTTCTGGCTGCTGGCGATGTAGAGCTGTTGGGTCGCCAGAACAGCCGGATTGCTACCCTCCGCGCCGCCCGTGCCGTCGTTCACGAAATGACCCGGCAACGGGTACGTGACCTGCACCTTCGTACCGCTCACCACCGCACCGAACTGGCCGCTCGTGAGGGTGACCCTCACCTTGTCCGCCCGGATGAGCGTCAGGAGAATGTTCGCGGGCACCTCGTCGTACGAGGTCGTGAAGACGGTCGTCACGCCGTCGCCGGTGATGCGGTCGAGCTTCTCCGAGTAGCCGATGAGCTGCTCGCTCCCGACATTGCCGCCGCCCGCGATTACCGAAATCGACACGTCAGAGGCGATCTGGTTCCCGGCAAAGCCGTTGATGATGTTGTCGGTCTTTCCGGAGGTCCCAGGCATGGTGGAGCGCTTAGTCGCGCCCGCCGAGTAGCTGAACGAGCCGCCCGCCGACGTGTCGAAGTAGGACGCTTCCGAGTAGATGACCGCTGACCCGTCGAAGGTGACGACCTTTCCCGAGTCCGGCTTCAGCACCGCACCAGCCGAGAAGCGCCAGGTGCCGCCGAGCGTAACGTTCGAGCCGATGCGGTAGGTGCCTGCGGGCACGATGCGCGAGGCGGATACGCCGTTCGCGGAATTGAAGGAGCCGCGATCGTCGGTCGTGCCGTTACCGACCGCTCCGAAATCCTTTACCGAGATGAGGTCTCCGGACTTGTCCTGCAGAGACCGCGAGACCGCCCCCGCCCCGAGCGCCTTGAAGAGCACCTGAATCGCCTGGACGAAGGTCGCCATTCACCGCCTCACGCGTAGTAGTCGAAGGTGAGCGAGTCGCCAGTGATGGGAATCTGCGGAGCGAGCATGGTCATGGTGGCACCGGAGGCGGTGAAGTCGGTCCCGAGCGTGAGCCGGACGCCGTCCCTGTAGCCGCGGATCGGGTAGCCCGTGAGCGGAGTCTTCCGGAGCGTGAAGGTCGGATTGCCGTCGCTGCCGGTCGTTCCGTTGATGGTCCCGGTGAGCGTTGCGTCGAGCGAGGAATCGGTGGTCGCGGTCGGGATGAGCACTGGGATCGGCGCCTGCTCAATCGGCTTCACCGAGATGAGCGTCACGGCCTTCGCTTCCCACATCGACTGCACGATGCGCGAGGCGGGCAGGTTGTCTTGCTCGAATCGGACGCGGCGGTAGTAGCTGCCGGTCCACGAAAGCAGGTCGCCGCTCGAGGGTGGCACGACGAAGCGCACGATGCCGTTGCCGGGCAGCGAGTAGTCCGTCGTCAACGCGAGCGGCGTGCCGTTCTTGAGGATGGTCGGCGCGCCGTTCAGGTCGAAGACCGGCTCGTAGCCGTCGGAGAACTGCGGCCAGTAGAAGCGCGAGACCGCCGGGTTGAGGTCCGCGTCCGCGACGAGGGTCCTTTGCAACTGGAAGTCCGTCATCGAGACGGCGTTCGCGACGCTGAAGTAGTGAGCAGCGACGGCGTTGTCCTCGGGGTCCGTCCAAAGGAACGAGTCGAGCGCGCCGAGATGGCGGGTGAAGAAGCCTAAGAGTCGCTGGAAGTCGCCCTTCGAGGCGTTCAGGATCTCGAAGGAGAGGCGGTAGCGGTACCGCGGGTACGTCTGCCAGGTCGAGCGCACCTCGCGCCCGGAGATGGTCTCCCGCGTCTGCGTCGCGAAGAGCGGCTCCCGGTCGATGTCGATCTTCATCCCCGGCAGAGACGGGAAGACGAGGTTCGACATTACGGCATCCGTCCTTCGCGCCTGGCCTCACGGACCGCCCGGATGAACTGGTCGCTCTTCACCACCCGCCGAACGCTGTCGCCGTCGATCGCGTCGTGAATGTGGACGTGCACGTGGTCGTTGCCGCCACCAGCTCCGGCGCCGAGGTTCGCCCGGAGCGGTTCCGCGATGTCGCGCGGGAGGACCATCTCGCCGCCGTGCGCCTGGATGACCGGATTCACGCTGGTCGGGATGTCGTAGCCGCCCGCGGCGCTCGGTAGGGAGTCGATGAGGCCCATGACCAGCGCCTCCATCGCGGCCATCGCGCCCACGGCGAGCGCGGGCCCCACGATCGGGATTCCCGCCTGCGATGCCGCCGCCTCCGCCGCCGCCTTCGCCGCGCTCGCGGTGATGCTGGCGATCGCTACGTCGAGAATCGCCTTCAGCGTCGCCTTCAGCATGCTCTTGATGGACGACTCGACGGTCTGCGTTCCCTGGATCATCCCCGTGAACGCATCGCCGAACGCCGTGCCCATCGACTTCGCCGCTGCTTCCCCGGCGTGAAGAATGCTCTCCTGGTACCGCTTCTCCCGCTCGGCGGCCTGCTTGGCGAGACGGTCCTCCGCAGCGAACCGCTCCTGGAGAGCCGCGGTCGTCACGGCGGTGACTTCGTCGTAGTGCTTCTTGTCCTCGCGCAGGTTCTCGGCCCGGAGCTTGGCCTCGTCGAGTTGCTGCTTCTCCTCGGCCGCGAAGATGTCCTCGACGGCTTTGGTAGCGAAGGCGGTCCGCTCGTCGTAGTGCCGCTTCCACTCGCGCAGTTCGTCCGACCGGAGCTTGGCGTACGCGAGCGCCGTCTCGTCGGCGTCCTTCTTCGCCTTCGCGGCCAGCTCCTCGGCGCCGAGTTCCTCGAACTTCGGCTTGCCCTTGGCGATCTCCTCCAGGATGGCGGCCTTCTGCGCCTGGAGCTTGGCGATCTGCTCTTCCGTCCCCTCGATCGTGAAGGCGTCGCTCACGCCCTTCGCGTCGGTCGTCAGGGCATGGAAGAAGTCCCGCATGCCGCCGCTGTGGGCCAGAATCTTGTTGATCTGCTCGTCGATCTTCTTGAGCTGGTCGCGCCCCTTCGCGACTTCCGCGGCCCACGCTTTCTCCGTCTCGGTGCGGTTGTCCTGCTCGAATGTCTTGCGCACCTCCTCCATCGACTTCTTGATCGACTCGGCTACGCCCTCGTGAATCTTCTTCAGGGCCTCCGCCTGCTGCTCCGCCGCCTCGGACGCCTCGTTGATGCTCTTCACGAGCATCTTCACGCCCTCGATGGCGATGCCCATTCCGCCACCGAACGCGAACGCCGCGACCAGCGAAGTCACCTCGGCAGCCGCGCCCTTCGAGGCGATGCCCATCGAGGCGATATCGGCCGCCAGGAACCGCGAGTAACGGCCCTCGGTCCGGATCTCCTGGCGGTACTCCTTGATGACCCCTGCGAACGAGTGGACGGGTTCCACCGCCGCTTCCGCGCCCGAGCCGATCTCGGCCAGCTCCGCGCGCATCTCCTTCGACGCTTCCGAGGTCGTCGAGGCGGCCTGCTTCATCGCCGCGACGTACTCGGCCGACCGGGCGGTGATGTTGACTTCGATAGTGTTCGGGTCGGGAGGCATCTCAGCTCACAGGAACGGGTTGCGCCGGCCCGCCCGCTCGGCGAAGGCTCGCTCTGCTGCCTCGATGCGCTTCAGCTCGTCCATCGTGACCACGCGCGCGCCGGCGTGGTTCTCCGCGGCCTTCGTCGCCTCGGCGGGCTTTCCTGAGTCCCATTCCCCGATGGTCGCGAGCACCTCGGTCAGGTCTCTCCACGGCAGCGCGTCGATCTCTGGGTAGGTCCACCCGAACTCCTTCGCGATGCGCCCGTAGATCCGCCGCCAGCCCGTCAGGGCATCTACGGGCTCTTGGGTTCCCCCGCCGATACCGCCTCCATTCCCGCCGCTGCCTGAAGCTGCTTGACGATGTCGCGACACCGCGCCGGCAGGATCTTGTGCAGTTCCTCGACCGGGATGTCCTCGAGCAAGTACGTCTTGACCAGCTCGGCCTGCCGGTCCCAGAAGTCCTCATGCGTGGACCGCTGCAGAGCCGCCTCGGCGTGCGCGACGGCCCGCATACGTCCCGAGCCGCCCGGCGAGTCCATCTTGAAGACCTCGAAATCGCGCCCGCCGATGTTGACCGTCGCCATTCAGCCGCCCCCTTGAATCAGCCTATTTCTGACGAGAAGTACGTCATCACCCGCTGCGTGGCGCCGATCATGTCCTGGCTCGCGAATCCCTTCAGCGAGTGCGTCGCGAAGTCCTCGACCTTGAAGTCGAAGGACAGGTCCTCGAAATGGACGCTCGCGAAGTCGACGCCGATGAGCCGCACCTGGCCGGGCGATCCGACGACGCCGTACGGGTTGTAGACGCGCAGCTTGTACGGGACGCTCTGGCTCTGAACGGAGTTGTTGACCGTCGTCGTCTGCCCGCTCGCCGCCACCGAGTACATGTAGGTGAAGACCGCGCTGTGGCCGACGTCCGCCGCCGCGAAGGTGTAGACGCCGCCCGCCGTGGGACCGCTGTACTGGCCGGTCGCTGGCGCGCTCGCCACCCGCTGCATCCACTTGTTCGCCGTCAGGTCGAGGACGCCGCCGTCTTCTGAGAAGGTGGCCCCGTTCGCCACCGTGACCGAGGTCGCGATGACCGCCGCCTCGCCCAGCGCGAGCCCGAGCGTTCCGGACGCGGTCGTTCCGCCGGCCACGACGAGACCGAAAGCGCTCGCGCGGAAGTCGGCATTTTCGATATCGATGGTCCAGTCGCGCGCCTTGTCCGCGACGTCGATGATGTCCCGCATGTTCCCGCGGAACGTCGCCTTCGACTGCTTGATGTCGACCTTGCAGCCCTTCAGGAAGGCGATCGGCACGGGCGTCGGGTTCGCCACGCCCGGTACCGCGTAGAGCGCCCCCATCGTGTACGTCTTCATCGATTACCCGCCTTTCCTGACGACGTCGGGCGCCGTCTGCCGCAGCCGCTGCTTCAAATCGTCCCGAGCGGCCGACAGCCGGTTCTGCAGGTCGGTTGGGAGCGCCAGGTTGAAAAAGGTGTCGGCGAACCAGGCATCGACGATCTGGTCCGTGCTGCTCGGCTGGGTCGGCTGCGTCGACGTATCGGCCATCGGTTCACCTCATAGAGTCGCGACAGCGAGGATCTCGAGAGGCATGAAGACGACGCCCTGACCTCCGGAGACGTCCTCGACGTACTCGACCTCGTTGATGATGCAGTGCACGCAGGTGCCCCCGAGCGTCGTCGCACCGCCCGGGTTCACCGGCGACTCGCCCGGCTGCCATTGCAGAGCGGCCTCGACGTCCTTCACCAGCGGAGCGAGCTGCGTAGACGGTGACAGCGACTCGTTGTCCGTCGAGGCGTAGAGCACGATCGCCGGGTGCAGGAGCCAGCGCATTATGAGCGAGGCCATGTACTGCGGGACTTCCTTCCCGGCCGGAACGAACGCGGCGGGCTGCTCCTGCGGACCGATATCCTGCGGCGGAATTCGCCTCGACACGCTCTTCAGGCTCTGGATTCCCTGCAGCCGGGCGAGAAGCGCGGCGTAGATGCTCTCGCGGTCGAGGCCAGCCATGCTAGGTGGCCTCCTGCGTAGCGCGGGTAAGTTCGTCGATGATCCGCGTCCGCATCTCCTGCAGTGCCGTCGACAAGAACGGCCGCGCGCGGAGGTTCACGGTCCGCGAGAAGGGCCGCACTGGACGCCCGAGCCGGAGATGCGCCTTCACCTGCTCGATGCCGCTGAACCCGAGTTCCCAGACGCGCGCGTAGGGAACGTTGGTTCCGACCGCGCTCACGATGGTGTCGCCCGACACGGTCGTCTGCTCGTTGATGTTGCGGCGCAGGTTCCCGGTCCGGACGTTGAGCACCTGGCCGGAGAGCTTCTCTTCCTTCACCTTGCGCTGCAGCTCGATGCCGAGCGCCTGGACCCGCTTGCGCAGCTTGTCGCGGATAGACTGCGACGCCGCGGTGAACTTCGCTGCGACGGCCTCGGCACCGACGACGCTGGTCTTAAACTCGATCATGCCGGGACCACCTTCTTGTACTTGTTGATAACGCTCTGGGTGAACGCGGGAACGTCCATGAACTCGTATTCGGTAACCGCGCCGGTCGCCGGAGTCGTCTCCTTCGTCAGGAGCGCATCGCGAGGCCCGCGCCGGTACATCGACACGACCAGCTCGATCGCCGCCTGGGCCACGTCCGCGGGGATCGCCGTGTAGCCGTACGTGTAGCTGACCCGGACGTTGTTGAGCCCGCGCGTGAACGAGTAGCCGTAGAGCGCGACGGAGTTGCCGACGATGAAGTAGCCAGGCTGCCCGTCCTGGGGCTGCAGCGGGATCGGCACTGTGCCGATGTAGAGGCTCTGCACCGTGACGACGGGCCCCTCGCGGAGGTACAGATTCACGCCGCCGGAGCCGTCGCGGATCTCGTTCGCGGTCTTGACGCTATCGAAGGAACGGCCGGTTGCGTTCGCGATGAACGTCGATGCGGCGGTGATGAGGCGGGTTAGTTCCGGGTCGGACGCGGTTCCCCCGGCGCCGATGTTGCTCAGCGCCTTGACGTCCGCCAGCGTGGTGAGGTCGCCCGCCGCCACACGCCGCTACTCCTTCTCGCCCTTGCGCGCTGCACCCTTCGGAGTCTTGTCCGCCTGCGCCTTCTCCAACTCGCGGATGCGTGCATCGCGCTCGGTCACCTGGGCGCGCAGGTCGTTGACCGTCCGAACGAGCTGGTCCTGCTGCCGCTCGTGAAGCTGCGCCTCGAGATCGTGATTCCGCTGCTCGAGTTCGCGCACGCGGGTGATGAGCTGATCGCGGTGCCGCTCCATCGACCGCCGTTCTTCGTGGATCTTGTCCACCTCGGACGCGGGAATCGGCTGCCGCGCGTCGACCTGGGGCGGCTCCTTCGTGTCGCGCATCCCGTGCGCCTTCGCCGCCTCGACGTGCTCCGGCGGAACATCGAAGGCGCCGTCGGCGTCGCGCTCGACCTTGACGCCGCCGACCGAGAAGTCGTTGAGATGCGGGCCGTACAGTTTCACGCCCATCGTGGACCTCAGCCGTTTGCCACGTTCATGACGACGCCGAACGCGCCGGGGAAGTAGCACTTGAGGACTTCGTCGACGTACTCGCCGTACTCGTACTTCCTCGTCCGCGGCGACCACTCGATTTGGTAATACTCCTGGCGGATGTCCATCCGGAGCACGGACGGGACGTTGTTCGCGCGGTAGGGAAGCTGCTCCGTCTCGAAGAGCGTGGTCCCCGGCGGCAGGTTCGGATGCAGGGCGATGTCGATGACCTGACCGCCGCCCGTGCCGAACTTGTTGTAGTAGCTCTTCAGGTAGACGCCGCCCGTCACCCCGTCGACCGTCGTCTGGATGAAGCGCTGCACCCCGGAACCGGAGGCGGTGAGCACCTTCGTCGCTGCGTTCTGCGCCTCCTGGGCGTTCACCCAGATGCGCACCGGGCTGAGTCGCGACAGGTCCCAGAAGGCGCGGAGCATCGCGTCCCACTCGACGATGCCGCCCTTGCCGTCCGCGGTGAGCGGCGTGCCCGTTCCCGCGACGCCTGTCGCCATCTGCATCACGAGACCGCCGGTCGATCCCTGGAACAGGGTCGCGGAGCTGCCGACGGCCTGGTAGGTCGTCAGGGCTCCGGGCCCGATGACCTGCGGGATGATCCCGTCGAAGACGAGCGTGTTCGTCGACTGGTCGGACGACGGCAACGCGGAGGCGAGCTGGTTCGTGCCGCCCGGGAGCGCCGTGATCAGCACCGAGTTGCCGCCCGTGATCGCCACGATGCGCTCGGCGCCGGAAGTCCCGACGTACCAGGCGTAGGCGACCGCGCGCGGCACCGGGGTGACCGAGGCGGTGATGCTCGAGGTGGAACCGCTCGTCGTCGTTCCGGAGGACGCCGCGCTCTTCTGGGCCACGCCGACGCCGATGACGTCGATCGTTCCGTCCGCGTTCGTCCGCGAGATCGGGCCCACCGGAACGCCCGAGACGCCGACCGCCGAGTTCGTCCAGCCCTCGGTCGTGAGCGCCACGGCGATGACGTCGTAGGTGGCAGCCGCGATCGTGCCGCCCGTGCCGGAGTTGGCCACCGTCGGCGTCGGAGTCGTTCCGAGGCCCGTCGAGGCGTTGCCGCCGATGATGACCGACTCCTCCGCGATCATCAGCGCCGACAGCAGGTTCATGACGGCGAGAGCCTTCGCGTCCTCGAAGGTCCGCCCGGCGTATTCCGCCTCGTACGTGACGTAGTCTTCGAGGCCGAGTCCCTTGTACGCGGCCGTGAGCGACTGCGTCGTCGTGGAGATGACCGCGCCGCGGTTCCCTTCCGAGACGCCCGCCGACACGCCCGTCGCGTTGATCTTCGTGACGGCCTTCCACTGCACCGCCGTCCCCTTGCCGCCCGTGTCCCGCGGGATCTTGTTCCGGAACGGCGTGAGGACCGGGAACAGCTTCTTCGAGGGCGCTTCCAGATTGAAGGCGACCAGGCCGCTCGCCTGCGTGATGGCCTTGCGCAGCGGGTCGCTCATGTCCTCCGGGCGCATCCCCGCGGACAGGGCCTGCTTCGCGAGGGCGAGCGTCTCCTGCGTGATCCCAAGCGCTCCTGCGGCTCCGTTGCCCACGTCGACTCCTTCGCCCGATCCCGGGCCTACCTCGAGCGGAGAGCCGGCAACGGAATGCCGCCCTCCGCGTGAATCTTCTTGACCATCTCGATCGGGTCCTCGGCCTTCTCGTCGTCCCCGGCCGGCAGCTTCCCGTCGTTGCCCTTCTCGACGGCGACCACCTTCAGCGCGCCCTTCGTCGCGAGCTGCGCGTTCGCCTTGGCGAGCTTCCCGGTCACGTCCTCGAGTTGCTTCTTCAGGCTGTCCCGCTCGACGAGGACCTTCTTCAGCGCTTCGCCGGCTTTCGCCGCCGCGTCGTGCGCTATCTTCAGCTCGCCGGCGGGATCGTCGCTCTTGCGCAGCTCGTCGGTGACCAGCGCCTCGAGCTTCTTGGTCAGCTCGGCGACGGAGCCCTTGATCGCCGCCTGGCGCTCTTCGCCCTTCGCCGCCGAGACGAACCCGCGCACGATGGCCGCGAGCCGCTCCGACTTCTTCAGGGCTCCGGGCTTTCCGACCGCCTCCAGCATGACGGGCTCTTCCGCGTCGGGCATGCCCGCGAGCAACTCGGCCGTCTCTTCCGCGACGAGGTCCTGGAAGATCGCGACGAGTTCCGTGCACACGGCCTTGAGCCGGGCCGGAACCGTCGAGCCGTCGCCCTCGAAGCTTGCTTCCCAGGTCACATCCGAGATGAGCGCGGACAGGCCCGAGATGACCTCGGCCGCCCAGCTCACCGAGTACATGCCCTTCGCGATCTTCTTCGCGGGCTTGGCCGGCTGAGCCGCGGGCGTGGTGGCCGGAGCGCCTGGCACCGGAGACGGAGCCGTCGGCGAGGACGGCGGCGGCACGATGGTCGTCGGCGGCTGCTCTTTCGGTGTCGGCGGAGGAGGCGACTGGACCGGCGACGGTGCCGTGGGCGGCTCGGTCTTCCCGCTCGGTGGCGTGGGAGGGGCCGGAGTCGAACCGGCCGCCGCGGGCTGGTTGGGCCCGGGCTGGACCGCCCCTCCCGCATTGGTCGACTTCGAGTCCTGACCAGGAGCGGGAGGGGCGGCCTTCGTGACCCCGGCCTCGTCTAGCTTCACCAGCGACACGACTGCTTCCGGATTCGCAGGGCGATCGACGAGGCTGATCTCCGTCAGGACCAGATTCTCGATGACCTTGGGATCGTCCTTGTTCCTGCCGCCGGGCGGTACGTGCCCGCCGATCGAGAAACCCTGCAGAACCTTTTCCTTGACCTTCAGGACCGTGCTGGCGTCGACGACCTTCGTGACGATGTACGTCCGGCCGTCCGGCTGCACGTCGATGGCCGTCGTCTTCCCGGCCGCGATCGGCTGGTGCATCTCGCGGAGCGGGCCGGAGCCGTCCGAGCGCAGGTAGCCGGGAATCGCCTTCGAGATCGCGGACGCCTTCACCCGCTCGCCCTGGCTGTCCCGCACCTCGCTCGATGCGATGCCCTCGACGATCAGCGTGCCGTCCGGTTGCTCCTCGACTTTGGTGAATGCCCCGAACAACCGGAACAGGCTCATGGGTGTGGCACGTTCGCGCCGGCTCTGGACACTGTCCGGAGGCTGTCGGCTACCAGCCTGGCGGCGGCGGCAAAGGCACGGTCTTTCCGGCGAGATGGTGCGTGCTGTCCGAGAGGAACTCGATCATGCCGCCACGTACGAACGAATGGCAGCGGTGGCACTTGAACGGCGACGGCTCGTCAGGATGCCGGGCGTTGTACGTGCACCAGCAGGAATCGCCCGGCTTGTGCGTCGACATGTAATGCCCGGAGCTGACGAGCACGCTCGGGCTGAAGGTTGGCCTGTCGTAGTCGCCGTTGAAAGACCAAGTGCCGTTCACGCCGTGGTGTTCCTGGCAGCCAGGGCACCAGAAGGCCAGCGCGCCTCCCTCTGCCGTGCGTAGCACCCCACGAACGCCCATCGGCGCTCCTCCTACCGGGCCGGAATCCGTGGCTCCGGAGGCTTCGGCCCCGCATTGTCGAGCTCGATCTGGTCCAGCCGGCGGCAGATCTCCTCGATGTCGGCAAGCGCGCCCTTCATGGCGGTCTTCAGCGCGTCCACGTCGCCGCGCAGGGCTGCGACCTTCTCGACGAGTTGCGCGAGCGCTCCGCCGCCAGGCGTTTTGTGCGGGTAAGGCACGGCCGCGATGCTGCGCCGCGCGCTGGACGCTGTCCCGGCCTACTCCTCGTTCTCGCCGAGCACCGGCAGCACATCGCAGCGGCAGTTCGGGTGAAGAGGCGGATCGCCTTCCGGGAACTCGTCGTCGATGTCGACCACCTCGCCGTCGAGATCCTCGCACTCGTCGCACGCGCCGCCGCCGGTCTTCCACTCCTTCCCGGCGACGACGCCCGACTCCTTCCAGCCGATCAGGTTACCCTGGATGTCGCTCGCCGCGACCTCTGTCCTGGCGATCGCCTCCGCGCGCGAGGCTGAGAACACGCCCGCGTCCATCAGCGCGTCCGCGAGCTCGTCCGGTGTCCAGCCCTCGTCGAGCGACCGGGTCACGAGCGCGCGCACGCCGTCCCTCGTCGTTTCCTCGATGCTGGAAATCGATTCCCCTGCCCGGTCCGATGCCCAGCTCGCGGCCCGCTCGTTCGCCTGCGACAGGCTTGTCTGCGTTGCGACGCCGACCTGGTGAAGTCCCTTCTCGGCCGCGTCCTTGGCGACGTCGCTGTTGTGCGCCCGGATCGACTCCTCGATCGGCCGCCAGTCGATGTCCTTCACGACGGCGGTGACCGGGTCGTCTTCCTCGCCGGCCTTCCGGATGCCGCGAGCGATCGCCGCCAGGTGCAGGCTCAGGTGCGCGAAGAACTCCCCCACTGCACGCTGGATGCCATCGCGCGCACGGACGACGCGCTCCCTGTCTCGGTCGATCGCCGGCACCTGCCGCTTGACGATCAGGTCGCGGTCGAGGAGCAGGCTCAGCGCCAGGATCTCGTCGGACGGGTTGAAGAAGCCGCGCGCCTCGAGCGCATCGACAGCCGTACCGGGCTCCGAAAGCACCGCAGGGATCGCCGTGGAGCCCCGTAGCGCGTCGCGGGCAGCCAGGGCCTCACGAACGGTCGCCCTCATCGCCGCGCGCGATTCTAGGGCATCTGCGGCGGTCGCTCGCTCGTTCAGTCGCTCCATCCAGCCGGCGAAAGCGCCGACGTCGTCCTCGGCCCGCAGCACCTCGTTGAGACGCTCGTCGTATACGGCTGGGCTCTTGCCGCGGAGGATCTGGAGAAAGACGACGTTTCCGAAGAGCTGCTCGGGCGGGGTGTCGGTGGCGTAGGCGTCCGAGGCGAAGGCCATCTCGACCAGGACGTCGTCGTAGACCGCCGGCAGCGGCGAATCGACAGTGTCCTGGGCCGCAGCGGCTTCCTGGAGATCGGCCGGATACGTGGCCGCGGCGTCGACCGCATCGGCCGCGCCGCCGAGCTCGGCGAGGTCATTGGGCCAGACGCCCAGCGCGGACAGCACGTCGACCGCCGCTCCGACCTCGGCGAACGACTGGGCGAAGAGCTGGACGGCCGAGAGCGCGTCCGCGGCGCTGCCCGCTTCCGAGAGCGGCGCGGGATAGGTCGCCGTCGCGTCGATCGCGTCGCCGGACGAGCCCGATTCCGACAGGGCGTTCGGGAAGACTGCCGCCGATGTCAGCGCGTCGCCAGCGGCTCCGCTCTCCGCGAGCGCGTTCGGGAAGGTCGCAGTCGTCGGATCGTACGAGTCCGCCGCGGCGCCCGACTCGCTCAGCGTGTCGTTGTAGGTCGTTCCGCCGGCTGCAGGAGGGATATTCGCCGCGTTCGTGGAGCGGAAGAGCCGCGCTGGATTCGGCGGTCCGAACGGTCTCGGACTCAGCGGCACGGCCTACTGGACCCCGTAGATGTCCATCGCGGTCCCGGCGTTCAGCGTACCGCCACCGGACCCCACGTCGAGCGTGATCTGCGTGATCCGCGCCGTGTTCGTCCAGATGCCGGAGCCCTGCACGACCGCCGGAGCCGTCGAGGCCGATTCCGAGCCGCTCGAGCCCGTCCATGTGATGCCGTGGACCTGCGCCGCCACGTTCCGGATCCAGAACTGAATCAGCGCCCTGGCAACCTGTGCCGTCGTCGCGACTTGAATCCCCGCCGCGGTCCCGGATACCTGCGTTGTTGGCGCGCTGGCGCCTTCCATGACGGAGAGCGCGTAGGCCGTCGTGCCCGCGTCCTTGTTGAACTGCAGCCGGGCAACGGAGCTCGAGCTGTAGCCCGCGATTCGGACCAGCACCATGAGGAAGTTCCACGGATCGAGGACCGGCGAGATGAGCTGCGCGGATGCTCCGCCCGCGTTGTCTACGTGCGCGAGGATCTGGATGTTCGAGAAGCCCGGCACTTCAGTTGATCGAAGTCAATTTGTACTGGTGCAGCGTCAACGAGCCGGTCGCCACCGTCTGCGTGAAGAAGAGATCCGTCGTGAGCGACACCGTGGAATCGAATCCGCCGCCCACCGCCGGTGCCCCGACCGGACAGAGCAGGCTTCCGTTCCCGCCTGCCGTGTTGGCCGGAGAGCCGACCACGGCTTCCGACATGAATTCGCCGAGACCCATGAGGTTCGCGCTCGTCCCGGACCCGATCGCGCGCACGGTCAGGTAGATCTCAAGCCACCACGGCACGTTCGTCTTCGCCGTCGTGTTCAGGTTCAACGCGCCGGTGTCGAACACCACCGTTCCACCGAGCCGGAAATCGAAGCGCGCGGTTCCGGGCGTCGTCACCACGCACGAGATGCGACCCATCGCGTAGATGTGGAGCATCTGCCCGGGGAAGAAGAAGAACCCGGGCTGCAGCGAGATCTTGCCAGACGGCGGAAGGCAACTCGTCGCCGCCGCCGCGGTGATCGGAGACCCATCGCCATTCGCGAACGCAAGGACCTGGCCCCAACTCTGGTTCATACGCTGACCGTCAACGTGACATTGAGCGTGTCGCCGCTCACCACGCTCCGGCTGTTCGCGAAGTCGCCCGCCGAGTACAGGATGCCAGTCGTCCCGCTCGCCTGGTCTGTGACGAATCCGCCCGCAACCGTCGCGGTCGCGTTGATCGAGAAGCTCACCGCGTTCGCGCTCTTCGACCCTGCGCTCGCCGCGTTCCACGCCAGCGCCGGCCGATTCCCAGCGTACGGCGTCACCTCCGCCCAGCCGGCGTGCGAAGCCAGCGTGTCGCCCGCGGCGGCGCTGCCCGTCCCCTTGAGCCCGAGCTTCCAGGCCGCGGTGTACGAACTGCCCGCGAAATACTTGTCGAGGAGGTCGTTCTTGCCGCCCGTCGTCACGAGGTTCTCGAATGAGTCGCGCCACCTGATCGATCCGTCCGGGCGCAGGCACTCGAACTCGTAGCGGAACCGCGGCGCCCGGATCGGCTCGGCCATTCCCTGCCGCATCGACAGGCTCGCCAGGACGACGGCCCGAGCGTTGCCCTTGAACTTCATTCGATGACCTCCGCCTCGTTCACGACGCCGTCGCCATTTCGATAGAACTTCACCTTCCGCCGGCTCCTCGGCGCGATCGCCTCGGCGAGCTTTTGCAGCGCCGCCGCCTGCGCGAATCCCGGCTCCGCGGCCCGCTTCTGCAGCTCGACCAGCTCCGCCTTCGCCTCTTCCTGCGCCTTCGCGTCGTCGGCTGCGTTCGGCGCTGCCGGCGCGACCGCCGGTGGTGGCGGTGGCGCAAGCTCTTCCTTCTGCGCGTCCGTCATCGGATCGTCGCCGTACTTCGCCCGCACCTCGTCGACCGTCCACCAGGCCTTCCCGCCACCGCGGCCGAGGCCGATCGAGAGTACGTTCGCCTTGTCGACGGGATTGGCGATCTCCTCGTCGATCCAGGCGAGCTCGAGGTCCGGCTGCCCGTAGCCGCGCTCGATGACGACGTCGACCATGCCCTTGAACCACGCCTTGATCGGCTCGAGCCCTTCTTCCTGCGCCGACTCTTTCGCCGTCTGCGCGGTCGCTCGGTTCATCTGCTTCATGAGCGATTGCGGCGAGAGCGAGAAGCAGAAGCAGACAATCCGTGCCAGCCATTCGTCGAACTCGTCTTTCAGGAGCCCCTGCTCCTTCGTCTCGAAGAACTTCATCCCGCCCGGGACGAACCGGAGCTTGCGACGGGCCGAGGAGTCTCCGGCCATCGCGTCGAAGTAGGTCTGGAAGTCGCGGATCTGCGCGGGACTCCAGCTATCCGGAACGGCGCATATCGAGTCCGGGATGTTCCCCGCCGTGTAGTATTCGAGCTGGCTCCCTTGCCGCCGGAGCGCGATGTTCACGGTCATGAGCACCTGCTCCACCGGGCTCATCCCGTAGACGCGGTTAGACCGCGGATTGCGCGGCGAATAGACCAACTCCTCGAGCGTGTAGTTCGTCGCCGGGATGCCCTTCAGCACCTGCTGGAACGCCGGATCGGGCGGCAGCGGCGTGCGGCCGTCGACCGTTACGAGGCGCTTCAGCGTCGCACCGTCCATGACCTGCGGGAGCTGGTACCCGAGCGTCGTCGGTGCCAGGTAAATCGTCGCCGCGTCGATGACGAGCATGTCCTCGACCAGCATCCGCATCCACTGCGCGAAGGTGTGCTCGATGTCTGGCCGCCGGAGCCGTTGCGTGACCTCTTTCGCCGGATCGCCACCGTCGCCACCGTCCCGGCCCCGGATGGTCCAGTCCTGCGATTCCATCTGGTCCTTGCGCCGCTCGATGGCGAGGCGGACCAGGTCGAGGCCGCCCTGCGCCGGCTCCGCGAGCGCCCGCAAGGTCGGGAAGTCGATCGCGTTCTCGCCCTGCTCGGCGCGCGGCTTTCCGGCCGCCGTGTTGATGCCGAACGAGTAGTCGAACTGCCGGCCCTTGGCTTCCGGGATCTCCGCGACCTGGGGCGTCCCCGGGCCCATCCAGGCATCTCGCCAGCCCTGGACCGCGCCGCGGAGAGCCGCACCGACGCGGGCTATCAGGCCCGGCTCGATCTGGGTCGTCGTACCGCCAGCACCGCGCGCCATCGGGACGCGGTTCTACGGGCGCCTCTGGACACCGTCCGTGGGGCTACCAGCCGAGGAGCGCGGCAAGCTCGCAATCGGGCTTGTGCGCGATGTGCTCCTCGGCGTCTTCCACCGCGTCGCACTCGGGGCACGTCCGCCCCTTGGGCTCGATCCGCTTGAGCAGCGCCCGGGACCTGGTCACGTGGTCGAGGAGGCGCGCTGCGATCGACACCGGGACGGCAAGGTTCACCGCGAGCCAGTCCCCCACTTCGGCAATCTCGGCGTCGGTCAGCGGCTTGCTCATCGCGCCTTCCAGGGGAGCCCAAGCCAGCCCCCCACCGAGAGCCGGATTTCGAGCCAGCGCAGGCGCCAGGGCATCGCGGCCCGCAGTGGCGATTCCGGCTCTCCGCACGCGGTATGCGCAGCCCGCACGAGTCTTCCGTGCATCTCAGCTTGGATCCGGTCCTGGCGCCCGCCGATCGCGAAGAGGATTCCGCAGATAATCGGGATGCCGATGGTGACCAACGTGTCGAGGAATTCCGTCATCGTCCACCTCGCAGCTTCTCGGCCTCAATTCTGTAAAACTCGAATACGCCGGCCCCCGCAAAGCCCTTCACCGCGCCCGCGTACACCGCCGCGTCACCCTTGTCCGGCGAGCGCCCGATGCGCTTCGAAAGCTCGTCCTTCGCCTCGATCTGGATGCCGCGCACGGTCAGCTTCCAGCGCGGCGCGCACAGGTCCGCGCGCACTTCCGGATCCGGCGGCAGCGCGATGTCCTGGCCGCTCGTCGGGTCGAGCGCCTCCCGGAACTTCCACCACCATTCCGCGCGCTGATTCACGAATGCGAGCTTTCCGGTCTTGTCGTGCGCGTCGGAGCCCTCGGCGCCGTTCATGGCGATGACCTTGCCCGGCTCGTCCTTCAGCGCCTCGTGCACCGCATCGTACGGGCTCGTACCGACGCCGACGATGTCGATCTTCACCACCGCGCCGTCCGTCCGGTTCAGCACGACCAGGGCCGCCACGGAAGGCCCGTCCGGCGTCTGCGACCCGGGAATCACGACCTGCTCATCGAAGTAGTTCCCGCGCCGCGGCGACAGGACCGTCTTCGCCTTCCCGCCGCGCGCGACGTCGACGCCCAGATCCGTCATCGGCGTCGGAGGCCGTGCTCGTTCCTTCCAGCGGTCCTGCGCCGCGCGTACCCAGGCGCTCGGGATGACTTGGTAGGCGTTGTCCTCGCGGCCCGCCTTGAAATCGCCGTAGAGCATCTTCGACCGGAGCGGCTCGGGGAGCGCCTGCAACACGCTGCCGTAGTTCGTGTCCCGGAGCGCCGGATTGTCCGTGTACCGCGCCGGGAGGAACGTGCGGGACCGCGGTGTGACCATCTCGCCGTCGACCTCGACCGGATCGCCGTTCGGCAGCTCGACATCGTCGCCGCGGATCATCGTGAACCAGCGCAGCTCGCCCGGGACGGCTGGGCGCGGATGCGCGTCGTCGAGCCACGGCCCCCAGAAGCGAAGCACCCATTCGCCCTCGTCCGTCGTCGGCGGGTTGCCGGTGCACACCACCCGGCAGCGCTGGTCCTTGCGCGTCGACCGGTTCCAACCCGTCACGAACCGGAATTGCGCCTCCGTGAATTCGGTAATCTCGTCGAATCCGTAAAAGTCGAACGGCATTCCCTGCCAATTAGTCTTGTCGTCTTCGTACTGCATCGAGCCGAACCGCACTGTCCGTCCTCCCGCGAGCTTCCAGCGATGCAGGGACTCGTTGTAAATCGCGCCGCGGCCGACGCCGTCCGGAGCGTAGACGTCCACGCTGCGCTCGATGATGCCAGCGAGCGACGGGAAGATCCGCCGGAAGATGATCGACCGGTGGTGCTCGTGCCGCGCCAAGCCGAGGAGCAGGTCGGTCTTTCCGCCGCCCGCCGCGCCGCCGTAGAACAGGATGTCCGCGTCGCTGTGGTACGCGAGTGCCTGCGGCTCGCTATTCGGGCTCCACGCGCTTCCGCCCCGGATCAGCAGATCGAGCTTTTCTCGCTCTCGCGGAGTCAAGTAGTCCAGCAACTCGCGCAGCTCGCTCGTCATCGGTCAGGCCGCCCGTGTCGTCGACTTCGAGCCGGGTCGGAGCGTCGAGGCCGAGGAGGCGCGAGCGACGCTCGATCGTCCGCAGGAGCGTGTCGGCCGCTCGTGGGTCGGCTCTCTGCGGCCAGAGCGCATCGACCATCGCGGTGAGGCGCTCGACTTCAAGATCGCGGACCCTGGCCGCGTCCTCGGCCGTCTGCGTGCGCAACCGCTCGAGCCCCGTCATGACGAGCGCGTGCGCGGCCTGCGTGGACACGCCCAGCTTCTTCCCGATCGCCTCGTAGGTCTTTCCGGCTTTGCGCAAATCGAGCGCTTGGGCGCGCCGCTCGTCCGCTCGTACCGTTCGTGCCTTTGCCTTCGACACGTCCCGATTCAACCTCCGGTGATTCAACCTGCCCGCGACTCTGGACATCGTCACGCGGCGGCTGCCACCCGAGCGACCGGAGCCACCGCCGCGCGTATTGCTTTACCGTCGCCATCGCGATCGCGAATTCCTGGTCGCCGTCCTCGCTCGTGTCCACCTCGACGATCCGGATGATCGCCACCTCGAACCGCTTACCGGGCGGCAGCTTTTCCTGCGCCGGCGCCTCGAGCGGTGTGCCCCGCTGGGCGCGCTTGCAGTGCATCGCGCAGAGGCCGCTCGCGAGGTCCGGGCGCGCGGGGCGGTCGCATCCGTCGATGCGGCAGTCGCTCATCCTGCCAGGACCGTGCCGAGTTGGTCGTTGGTGGCTGTCGCGTCGGAGAGTTGCTGCTTCAGCGTAGCCTGGAGCTTCTTCGCTGCGTCGAGATCGATCCAGCTGCTGAGAGTCAAATCTCCGGGATTGACGTCGATCCGCATCTGCACCATCTGCGCCGGCTTGGTCGATCCGCCAGAGCGGTAGATGCCCTGCTTCTTGTACTTGTACGCCATGCCCTGTGGAATGGTGATCCCGGTCCAGTTGACGAGCTGCTTGTTGGCTTGGCGATCCCATAGTTTGATATAGCCATTTGTGTCGGTAGCCCACTTCGTTACCAACCTCCAACGGAACGGCTGCTCGACGACGATGGGCGTGCTGAAGAGAAAGAAGGTCCCCGTCGAGTCGCGCGGATCGTCGATGGTGACGTTCGGCCCGTGAACGGTGATCCCGCCGAATCCCTGATTGCCGTGATCGGGCCAGTCGTCGGGCGGATGGAATTGCATCAAGACCGCCCAGCGGTGATCGAACGGGAACCCGGTCTTGAACAGGAAGGCCAGATCTACCGTCTCCAACATGCCCGGCTTGACGTTGTAGGGGCTGTTCCCCTTGAGCGAGGACTGCGGATTCGATCGGGGCTTACTCGCTCGTAGTGGTCGACCTTTGGCTGTGCCATCCGCTACTCCTTCGGAACACCGACCGGCTTCACCGCGATCGGCGTCATGGCGCGCACCTCGCTGACGAGCTCCTCATGCTTGGCCTCGATCCGCTTCGTCGCCCGCTCTTCGTTGTTCGCGTGCTCGTACAGGAACTGCTCCAGCAGCCGCCGCTCCCGGGTCTCCTTGCGCCGGTACACGCTCCGCGCGATCTGCAGCGCAGTGTTCACGCATCCAGTGACACCCGCCACGATGAGCAGCACCTGTTCTGTCGTCGTCGCGTTCACGGAAGTCTGACCGGAGTCGTCATGGTCAACCCTGCGCCTTCGGAATCTGTCCGGGCCCGACGAGGACGATTCCAGACCTGGTCGTCGCGTCGACGTGATGCCGGAACGCCAGGAGCGGCTGCAGCACCTGAATGAGTTGCTGCCCGAACTCGGTCTTGCGGCGGAAGACGAACTGGTTCGCGACCGCCTCCGCGTGCTTGATCAGCGCGTCGAGCAGATAGACCTCGACCGCGATGCAATCCGGATCCGGTGCCGGAGCAACTCCGTTCGCTGGTACCTGCTTCATGCCGCTCCCTTCCGCCCGCGAGTTCGCGCGAGCCCCATCCGCACGCCGTCGATTCCCTGGTCCACGCTCCGCACGCCACCGACGTACACGCCTCCTGCAGCCACGAGCCGAGCGCCCCACGCCCGCTGGGTAATGCACGAGTCGCAGCCGCAGCCGTCCTGGTGCGAGTTCTTCGTCTCCAGCGCGAGGAAGATGCCGTCCGGCGCGGCCCAGCCGATGACGTCGCCCATGCCCCGCTCGGGGCGCTGTCCGTTGCGCTGGCGGGCTCCGCCGCAGTCCAGAGCCGTGACGTGGATGCCTGGAATCACGTTCAGCCGCTCGACGAGCGCCGTTGCGAGCCGCTGCTCCGGAGCATTCGCCGCGCACCAGCGTCGCGGGTCCACGGAGAGCAGTTCCGCCGCCTTCGGACAGGCGTGCGCCTTGACGGACGCGGCGTGCTCTTCGCAGAGACGCTGGCCGCAGCAGACGGCCTTCCGGGCGGGCCGGCGCTGGCAGTTCGCGATCGAGCAGCCGCGGGTCATGGGTACCGCTCCGTCGGTGGCGGCACGTCGCGGAAGCGCTCCCGCTCGAGGAGCGATTGCTGCGCCGGAGGCTCGTCGGCCGGATGGTTCCGGTAGGCAGTCAGGTGCGGCGCCCAGAGCGCGCGAGCGGTCGCCGGTGCTGGACCCATGCGCTGCTTGCCGATGATGATTTCCGCGTCGTCCGAGTCCTTCGGGCGCCAGGGGAAGATCACGACGTCCGCGTGCGCCTCGACTGCGCCGCTCTCGCGCAGGTCGGAGAGCTGTGGCCTGCCGCCAGGGCGCTTCTCGAGCTCGCGATTGAGTTGGACGCACAGGATCACCGGCACGCCGAGCTCGCCGGCCAGATTCTTCATCGCCTCCGCGTTGAGTCCGACCGCCTCGTCCCGCGTCTTCGCTTTTTCCGGCCAGGGCATCAGGCCGAGGTAGTCCACGACGACGAGCCGCAACCGTCCGTTGAGCAACCGCGAGAGACGGCGCGCTTTCGAGCGCATCTCGAGCGCCGGGATGCCCTTCTGGTCGTTCACATGCAGGTCGAGTTGCGCGAGTTTTCCCGCGCCTTCGTTCAGCCGCGGCCAATCCGACTCGACGAAGTTTCCGGTTCGCAAACGGCCGAGCGCGACGCCAGCGAGTTGCGACATGAGCCTCGTCCGGATCTGGTCGTAACTCATCTCGAGCGAGAAGAACGCCGCCGCTCCGCCCTTCTTCGCCGCCTCGATCGCGCATCCGAGCGCGAGGCTGGTTTTCCCAACTCCCGGTCGCGCGCCGATGACGACCAGGTCGCCGTTCTGGAACCCGGTCGTGAGCTTGTCGAGCGAGTCGAGGCCGCTCGGAACTCCGGTCACGTCGCTGCGGTGCGCGTAGAGCTCATTCAGCGCGACGAGGTACTTCGGGATCCCTTCCCGGGCTTCCCGGAACGAGTGACGGTCTCGACTCGCTGCAATTGCGAAAAACCGCGCCTCTGCCCGTCCGAGAAAATCGGCGACGTCGTCCCGCTGCTCGTACCCTTCTGCCGCGATCGCGTGAGCCGCCACGATCGCGCGGCGCAGGTCGGATTTCTCTCGGACGATCCGCGCGTAGTACCCGAGGTTCGACGCCGACGGGACGACCTTGTCGAGCAGGTCGATCGCGTCTTCGCCTCCCGCCGCCTCGTAGCTGCCGATCTCGGTCAGCCTGGCTTTCAGGGTGATGCGGTCGATCGGCTCGTGCGAGACCGACAACGAGACCATCGCTTCGAAAACCTTGCGATGTGCTTCTCGATAAAAATCGGCAGCGCCTACTATTTCGCAAACATCGTCGATTGCGGAGTTGTCGAGCAGGATGCCGCCGAGGAGAGATTGCTCAGCATCGAGCGCTTGCGGCGGAACACGGCCGAACGGAGCCGGTGCGAGAGGGACAACGTTGGCCATCGACTCGCTCACAGGATGCGTTTGGCAGCTAGAGCGGCGAATGCCGGTGCGAGGCGTTTCTCGACTTCTTCCTTCGACAGGCGAGGTCCTGGTTCGCCCATCTGCTCGGCCATCATGCGTTTCGTCTCCTCGGGTGAGCGATAGCTGCCGTCGTTCGGCGGCTCGTCGGACGCGGTTCCGTGCTCGAGCTTCTTCGCCTCACCGCGGATCATCGAGAGTACGTAGCTCGGAGGATGCTCTCCGGGAGCGTGGTTGCGGCGGATGTACTCACGAGTTCCGGCGAGCCGTGCTTCAACCGGAAACTTCAAGCTCGCGACTACGAACTCCTGCCACGCAACGTCGCTCGCTTCGGTCAGCGTTCGTCCGAGTTTGCGACGCAGTTCGGCAAGGACGTTGGTCGGCCACGGTTTTTGATCTTCGTGCGCGCGTACTGGCTTGGCATGGTTAGGAACGGCTAGGCACGGAGTGACCGATTGTGACGCAACGTGACCGTTCGTGACTTTCCGTCCCGTTTCGTGACCATATGTAGTCACGTTTCGTGACTCTTGGCCGTTCCGCAAGTCGCCGCTTGCGTCGTCGTCGCGAATTGACGCGTCGCGACTGTCACGATTTGTGACTTCTTCGTCGGATCCGTTTTCGACATCGGTCACGTTTTGTGACTGAGACGAACGTGCCGATTCTGAGGCCGACGAGCTGCCCCCGTATTGGGCTCGCGCGCGCTCGCGGGAGTCCCTTTTCCTGGCTGCCGTGCTCCGCGCGCATTCCTGGGCTTCGAGGTAGTTCGGGACGAGAAACGCGGCGTGCTCCTCGTCCCACCTGAGACAGCCATCGGCCAGCAATTCCTCGAGCGCGTCCTCGATCTCGGCCCAGGGGCCGTGCACCGCGACGGAGAGGCCGCGCTTGCCGAGCTTGCCGACACAGATGACGCCGACGCGGTCCGCGGCTCTGAGGATGAGCCCGAAGAGGCCACGGGCGCGCCAGGAAAGCGCGAGCCACTCGGGCGTATCGCGCGTGTAGAAGCGGACGTATCTCTCGTCTTCCCAGCGCACCGGCGGTTCCTTTCCGGACCAGTCAGGCCCTGGCGTCCGACTCGGCGTCGTCCCGCTCTTCCGTCCCGGGAATGCTCGTCTGCGCGTCATCCAGGAACCCGCCCGAGCGCAGGTCCTCCTTCAGCGCCTCGATCTTCTCCTTCACCCGCTTCTTCTTCTCGTCGATGTCGTCGAGCTGGAGGATGTGCTTTGCGAGAAGTTCCAAGGTCTGTTCGCGCTCGCCGCGCTTGAACGGCTTGCGTTTCGGCTCGGTACCGTTACCGGACGATTTGTCAGCCATTTGCGATTCTCCTCCTTCACCTACGCTGCCCTCCGCAGCGGCCAATCCCGATTGCACGTCTCGTTCTTTCCCTGCCGCCGGAAGTAGTCTTCGAGGCTCGCGGCCTGCTCGGCGTACCAGCGCGCCTGCGCCTCCTGGAGATCATCGAGGCGCATCGCGCCGATTTCCGGGAACCGCTTTGCGATCCGGTAGGCGACCCGTGCGGCGGCGATCGCGTCGGCTCCGGCATCGTGCGCACCCTCGAGCGTGACGCCGTAGTGCGCGCAGAGAGCGGACAGCGTCCTCTTGCCTTTGCGGAACCGATCGACGTGCTTGTCGAGGACGAACGGGTCGATCACGTGGCCGATGGAAAGCGCGGGGATCGCGTGCCGCCGCGTCTCGCGGTCGATGACGGTCAGGTCGTAGCAGGCGTTCATCGCAACGACCGGCTCGCCGTGCATCCACGCGTGCCGTAGCTCGGCGGAGATCTCCATCACCGCCTTGGACGCGGGCATTCCCTCGGCGCGGGCCCGCTCGGTCGTGATGCCGTGGATGGCGGAGGCCTCGGCCGGGATCTCGACGCCGGGATCGACGAGCCAGGTCCTCGCGTCCGGCAACTCGCCGCCGCCGACGTGGGCGACGTGGGCCTGAACGATGCGGGCCTCGCACGGGTCCGGAGCGGTCGACTCGACGTCGAAGGCGCACAGGCGGCGCTCGTGCCAGGGCGCGGCGCTCATGCTGCGCACCTCTCCATGAGCTTCCGGGCCTTCTTGGGCAGCTTGACCTTGATGAGGCCGCGCGAGACCGCGTACCGCTCGAACCAGACGCGCGGAGGCCAGCGCCCGTAGACCTGTCGGTAGCGCTGGATAGCGATGCAGAGCTTGCTCCCGCAGACTTCCTGCGGACGCCCGCGGTGGCGTTCCTGCTCGAACGGTTCGAAGCAAATGACGCAGGTCCGGTGCCAGCGAAGGTCCGCGCTATCCACGGTCCACCCGCCGCATGCGTTCCTTGTGGAGTTGGTCCTCGAAGGCCTTCGCGCCGGCCGAGTCGGACAGCCTGTCCCTCCGTCGCCGCTCCGCGCGCGAGAGGAAGTGAAATAGGAGGATGGAAACGGCAGTGCCGACGAGAAGGAAAAGACCGACGTAGATGAGGGTCATGCGGCACCTCGTTCGATCCGGATGCCTGCGACCGCCGGATCGTCGATGAACGAGACCGGGAGCCCCATCTCGGCGGCGATCCGCAGTTCCGCCGTGACGCCCTTGCTCTCGCGCCAGCCGTCGACGCGCAGGACGTAGACGCTGTGCGAGATGCCGAGGTAGGCGCGGTCGAACGCCTCCCAGAATTCCCAGCCGAGCGGGAGCCCGCCCGCCTCCGCGATCGGATGCGTGTGCGAGATGGGCGAGAAGACGAGAAGCCCGCCACGCATGAGCACGCCAGCAGCTCGGTTCGCAGCCTCGAAGCGAGCGACGCGGACGGCGCGCTCGGGGTGGCTGTACGGGCACGCGAGGTAGACCAGCGGGCGATCCCCTCGTCGACGTGACAGAACCTCCGCCTCGCTAGAGGGCACCGGTCCTCCTTCAGCTACGCGGCTTCGTCTCGAAACAGGCTCGCGGGAATCTCCACCCCCGCATCCCGGAGCTTCTGGATCGTCCTGAACGTCTTCGGCGTCTCGCCCTTGAGCAGGCGATAGAACGTCCCGCCGCCCAGGTCGGCCTTTATCCGCAGGGCGTCGATCCCGATCCCCTGGCGCTTCGCCGCAGCCCTGATGCGCTCGGCCAGGCTGTCCTTGGTGGCGTCCATTTTGGTGTAGAAGGCTCTACAGCATATTGTAGGTATGTGCAAGCGATTGCGTTAGACCTGGAGACGGAGCAGGCGCTTCCTCGTGATGTGGGGAAGCGACGCGCGCGCGATCCGTCCGGAAGCGGCCCGAAAGGAGGCCCTCCGGCGCCCAGCCTGAATCCGGACGAACGGAAGCTCTTGCGTGAGATCACGTCCGTGATGGACGTACGGAACAAGGAGCTGAGCCGCGACGACGAGCGCTACGGCTCACATGGAAAGCTCGCAAACTTGGCCGGTGATAAGCACCCGTCGAGCCTCAATAAATGGCGCGGCGACGACCCGAGCGACCCCCGTTTCTTCCACATCCGGCGATACCTGAACGCACTCGGGCTAGATTTCCAAATTGTCCCGAGGGGTGGCACCGTAGCGCGCCTGACACAGGACGTGTCTGCGGGGGTCGAGGTGACGGACGAGACGAAGCAGATGGTCGCAATCATGGAGAATCTGCCAGTCGAGGCACGCCGCAACCTGGTCTCGACCGCGATCACGTATGAAAAGGTCTGGGGTTCACGTTCGGGCCCTCAGGAGCCGGATGTGGGAACGGGGCCGACCCGCATCCGGCTAGGGAACCTCGGTCCAGCGGACGAGTAGTCATACCGATCCGCCCGTACCAACTCCGCCGGTCCAAACGGCAGAGCACCAGCAAGCCCAACGCCTGCCCTGACGTGCTCGAGTAGTTCGGGCAGATCGACTATCGAGACCGACGTCGCAGGCACGGGAGTCGCCGAGTAGGCGTGTGTCCGAGCCGCGGCACGGCCGTCCACTTTCTCGCGCGGAGCTATCCCGCCGATTCTACAGAGAGTCGTAGAAACCTCGTAGCAT